TCTGGGAGTAATGCCGGACTACTGTTTGTCATATGACTTACACCTATCCAGGTGGCTGCCATTCCGATGACTCCGACCGTCTCCGTGACTGCTCTTACTGCCTTACAAATCAATATCTTTCGCTTGTGCGCTTTAATACCCATTTTTCTTACACCACCTTCTATACTCAATATCCAGCCTTGCTTCCTGGATCACCGATTCTAATGCTCGGAGCTTGGCTATTTCTGTTCGTCTTCCTACTTGACAGACTTCCATGCTTTCACAGTGTTTTCTCTGTTCTGCTGCATGCCGGAACAGTATCTCTTCTATTTTTCTCACATTACACCTGCTCTCTGCTTCCTTACTTTTTGCTGGAGCTTGATGTCTTTCTGCCTCCATTCCTCGAGGCCTTCGGTATCGTAAAAGAATTTGCTATTTTGTACTGCGGGATCATCCTGCCACGCGAACGTCTGCCCTGTCGATGCAAACGCTCTTATCAAATATTTCTCTGTAAATCCCATCTTCATCAATTCAGAACGTGACATTATTTTTTTTGGATATTCCATGGTTATCATCCTCTTTTCTTTTTTATTTCTACATTTTCTAGATCTTTTGACAAAAGTTCTGCAAATCTTTTAGAGCATCTCATACCTATCTCAGGTTCTCTGTATGCAATTTCTTTCCACGCTCTCTCGCACCCTTTCTTGAGTTCTTTGTAAGTCTGGCTCTCACCTCTGATTCGCTTATATTCCGCATCAATACTTTTGAATATTTCCTCCAACAATCTGTTTTTGCTCACGCTCTTTCTCACCTCTCTTGCATTATTTTTCTCCTTCTTTTATACTTGTTTTTATACTTAGTATTTCGAAAGGATGTTGCTATGAATTTTGTTAAATCTATTCTTACTCGCGATAACATCACGCTTTTTCTATCCATTTGTGGTGCTCTTGGTAGCTTGTTTCTTTTTATTCGCACCCGAATCTTAGAAAAAGTCGACATCGATGTTAAAATCCCTGGCATTTGTAAACCTGAAATGGGTTCTCTTATTGCTTATTTCACATTTGCAAATAACTCGCGCTTGCCAGTTTCTATCACTGGAATTTCCATCGTTTGTGGCGAAGATCTGTATCCTTGTGAAAATATTTCAGATTACATTATCAATGTCACCTACAGTTCTGGTGATTGGCCACAATCTACGATTCAAAATATTCCGTTGCCGATCCATCTCCCAGCGTTAGGGGCTGCTTGCGGATATGTATCTTTTGCTGTTCCTTCAAAAGATTTTCAATTTCCTTCCAAGCTTCTGACGATTCGATTGTCGACCAATCGGAACCAAATAATCGAAAAGACACTTGAACCCGAGACTCTTCTCGATCTATAACGCGAACCTCCGAAACAAAAACATCATACATATCTGCCTCGTGTATTGTATTTGGGAGCTCTATTTCAACTCCATTAAGCAGCTCCCAAATACGATTTTGTGCCTGTGCCAATAGCTTCGATGCTTTTTCCAGCTTTTTATTTGCTCCGTATCCTTCTCTTAGCACTTTTATCGGTCCCTTTCCTCTTTTTATGTTTATTAGTGTTGTTTTCTTTAACATCTTTCTCGCCTCATTTCTCTAATACTTGCTAAAAATTAATTTTATTTTTCTGCCTGCTGGTTGTCTTCCGGCAGATCTTTTAATATTTTCAGAACTTCCGGTAATATAGCCACTTCTTGTGGGTGTATATCTCCATCTCCATTTAATGTTCGAATTGCAAAATTTTCCATTGTTTCAACAATCTTTTTATCCATCTTCCTTACCTCTCCATCTGTGTTGTATTTGTATTAAAGTTTTCGAGTAACTCTTTAATTTCATTTCTGAATCCCTTAATACTTTCTACCAGCTCTTCATCATCATTTAGTTTTTCTTCTATATATTTTTTTATAGTTAGCTGTTCTTTTTCGAGAGCAGCTACTTTTCCCCTTAATTCATTCCATTCTTTTTCTGGAATCTCCATCTTCCTCGCCTCCTTATGTTTTATTGACATTTTTCTCCGCTTCTCCTATCCTTTAATTACAAGCTCTGGCCGGAGCCTAGTTTTTGAAGAAAGGAGATATATTGCATGTTTAAAGACGTAAGTGTAGAACAGCGTACACACGATTTAGCCTTACAGGCTACCATCCTTTACTATCAGCAGCACGATATTTCTGTTGACGAATCTAATGCCTGGGATTTTGTAATGAAATATCGCAGTCTGTTAAAACCTATTCGCAATTGTGTTGAAGAAGGTCGCACTGATCTTCAGTAATCGTGGTCTGAATCTGTACATTTGCTACAATCTTTTTTATTTCTTCTTCTGCAAATGTGCCAATCATCAAGAACTGTTGTACTGTGAAGTTTTTCTTTGAACATTCTTTTAGGAAGTTTCGAAAAGCCTCCAGTGCATCAGTTCTTTTTTGTTCATATTCTTCAAATGTTTGTTTTTCCATCTTCTTCACCTCGCCTCCTTATGCGCTCTTATCTTCTTTCTCACGTTCGCTTTCGCGAACAATGCTCATTCCTTCAGCTACTCCAAGAAGCCTCTCTTTCTTTGTGTCTGGTAGCTTCGGAACTATCTCTGATAACTTCTGTAGTATTTCTCTTTCTTTTTCAGACATTTTTTTCGCCTCACTTTCATTGACTTTTTGTTTTTTCTCTCTTATCCTTTTAATTGCAAGTTCGTTTAAATATAAAGGAAAGTGGTGTGTTTATGTCTACTGATATAAGTCACCGACAATTTGTTCTTCTCAGAAAATTCCAGAATGGTCATCCTATCATCTCTTCTTTCAGCAAATCTGATAGGGATGATTGTATCTATCTTGTTAAATCTGGTTTTTTAGTTCCAGTCAAAGAATATGTTCATTCTGATTTTGCCATTGGCGGAGCTCGTCCAGTCCCAACGGTTGTATCGTATTCCACTACCGCTGCAGGTCGCGCTGCTATGTATGATTTCAGAGCCGCTTTCCATAAATGGTGGATATCTGTTGTTATTTCTTCCGCCGCTTTTATGGTTTCGTTGCTTGCATTCTTATTTAAGTAAAACCATACAGATAATCGTTACTATCTCCATCTCTTATACATAATATTAAATAAAAGTACAAAAAAAAGCAAGAACCTTTAAAGTTCTTGCTTGTCTACATGAGCGTGCGGGGATTCGAACCCCGGACAACTTGATTAAAAGTCACGTCGTTCAAATCCTTGCAAGCGCCGTAATAACGCCGTTTTTCAAGTGTGCTCTGAGACACATTTGAGACATCTTGATTTTAATTGATTTTTTCGCTCTTGTCAATAATATTATTTTTTCGTCTTTTCGACCAACCAAATAGTCCAAGCTTACATTAAAATAGTCAGCAATATTAATAAGCATACCAATGTCTGGTTGTCTACCTTTTGCCTCATACCCAGCAATTGTTGACCTTGACACACCGAGTTCAAGTCCTAATCCAAATTGAGATAGATCATTCTCTTTTCTTAGCATTATTAATCTTTTTGAAAATTCTTCCATATATATCACCAATTCTACAATACAGAAAAATGTGTAAAAAGTGAAGTGGTAATATTTTACAATACTTCCCAGAGATTTTACCCAAGAAGTAAAAAATTATCTAAATTGAATCGCTTCGATTCTGAGCGCCTGTCCGACCGTTCCCATCGTGGCTACTCCGTCCGCCTTTGTCCAGTCTGTCCAACCGGAATTCTGAACATGTACGCGATACTCGAAGTCACCTTCGAAGCACAAGCATTCCAGGCGTTTACCCTCGCCTACTGTGCCGATAATAGTATCTTTTTTGATGACACCGTAGTCTTCCCATCCGATTCCCTGGATGTGCGCTTTCGCCTTGATTTCCGTGCCAAGTGGATTGATTTTGAAAGCTTCTAAGCGAAGATTATGGCCGGTGATACCAGCGACGTTCTGACAAGCTTTTTCGCCGATCCAACCATAATCCTGTACGTGTGGATTGACAAGGAATTTAGCAGCCATGATCTCAATCGCTTCAATTTGCAGTCCCTTTCCTTTTGTGCCCGCCCAGGATCCGTTGAATGTCCAATCTGTCCATCCGATGTTTTTCTGGTGAACTCTGTAGATATATGGCGTATCCTTACCGGTAATCTTGATTGCTTCGATACGTTTGTTCTGACCTGTGGTGCCAAGGATAGTGTCTTTGTTGATGTTTTTAAACTCTTTGTCGCCTACATCCTTGATATGCACTACTACGTCTGTTTCTCCGACCGGAATAAGTCGGAACGCTTCGATTCTTCGGTTCTGTCCGGTCGTTCCAACCATTGCTCCATCGCACTGCCAAGACGCCCAGCCGATTTCGCGCATGTGCGCCTGGTATGAAATTTCTCCAAGGTGACCGGTGGAATTTTGTGTAACGCCTCCACTTTTTAATTCTCCGTCGATTGGTTCTTTCTTTGGTGCGGATGCGACAATTCCGAATGCATTTAAAATACCTCTAGCTAAGTCGTCTGTCTTGGCGTTAAATTTATTCAGGTCTTCTGCGTTGGTGATAAATCCATTTTCTAACAGGCGATAGCTGTATCCTTTTTTAGCTGCTCTTTTTGCGTTTGCAAGGTCGCTTCGCCCTACAATGCTATTGCTACGTCCCGGGAAAAATGAGGTGATGAAATCCGCGAGCTTATTGTCGTACTGATCTGCTGCAACACCACCTTTGATAATTACATGCCCGCCTTTCGCAGATGCAGATGCACTGTCCATGTGGAGTTCCAGAATTTCATAACTTTTTGGAATGTTGAGTGAACTGATTCCCTTGTCTGCGTACCAGTTTCGATTGGTATCCGCAATTGTGACGTTGTTTCCTCCTAATACTGCGAGTCTGGAAGCAAGGTATCTGACTCTCTCTGCTTCTGTGTATCCGTGCCCTACGGCTCCTGAATCTCCTGCGCCGTGTCCGGCAATGACAAGTAAATGTGCCATGTTATTCTCCTTCCTGTGCGACGTCGCACATCACTATTTGCTTTCCGCATCTTCTGGTAATTCTTCTGTCATATCTTCCAAGAATTTCTGAATCCATTTCTTGATTCTTGCCGGGACTGGCAAGCCACATAGAGTCATATTCTTTAAAATACTGACCGCTTCGTATAGTATAAATAACAGACAGAAAAATTCACAGATTCCAAGTTTCTGAATTCCCATAATCTGTATGTACTTCTCTGGCACCATGCCAAGCATATTAATATGCATGATTACATCTGTTGCCATTAAAAGACAAACTGAGAAAAGCATGGCTGCCTTGCGGATTGCTCCGTCAATTCCAACACAACTATTAAACTTATGCTCCTTGATTGCCCGGAGGACTCCAAGAAGCGTGTCCAGTGTCACTGCAATCAGCAGAATCCTGATAAATGAGTTACTTGATAGTAATACTAAAATCTTTTCCATCATATAAATCGTCCTTTCCTTATTTTATGGTATAAAAATAAGACCTTACGGTCTTGCTCTGATTTCCATGTGTTCACCTCTTTTGCATAGAAAAAGAGAGGCGTTAACCTCTCTTGTCTTTCTTTTTCTTGTTCTTTCCTAATAACGGATTGATAATAAGTACTCTGGTTACAACAAGTAATATCACAATACAAATTACAACAAATATATTTACTTCTATTATCCCCCAAAATACATCATACATATTTTCTTGCGTAAGCTTAAAAGTAATATTTGCATTAACTGTTATCAAAGCAAATATGGCAACAAACACAGATATAATAGATATTATATTTGCATACAGCCCATTAACGTTTTTACTAACTTCATCATACTTTTCTTCCAAATCATCATATGTATCTTTTGCATTTACAGTCTCTTCTTTTACTACTTTACGTATATTTTCCCAATCGTTAACTGTCGTATCTTCTTCTATAGAATAATATGTTTTTTCACCATTTTTGGTCTTGAACGAATACACTATTTTCTTATCAATCAAATCATTAAGGCAAATTATACAAGTAGCTCTTGATATTCCCAACTGTTCCGAAATATTTGTTGATGTCATTGCTGGGCTTGTCTTTAATAACTGTTGGATTTCCTCGCCTATGTCTCTAATCATTTTATACCCACTCCCCTTCCACCACCATTATACAGCAGAAGGAGATGTCTGCCAAGATTACTCTCCCAGTATCAACGCCAGCTTCTTAGCTCTAAGGTTGTCTCCTCCACCGGCAGATACTTCCATATAGCATTCTGCATCATTCTCCACGATTGTTGTTCCGGCATAAGTTACAAGATTCTGGTAGGCTTGAATCTCTTCTGGTGTGAGGTCGCGCTCGATTGGCTCTGCACGAACATATAATACGTGTGTATCCGTCTGCTCAACAATCTTTTTGAAAGATTCTATTGCCTTTTTGTTATCCGATGCATCATCTAAATCACTTGTATGCAATGAAATTGTAATATAGTTACCATTCACTTCTGCATTGCAACCAATTTTTCTCCCTCCCCAGGCGTCAGCATTATGTTGGCATATAGTAGCTAATGTTTTTGTATTTCCTACATGCGCATATTTCATTAAATGCGCATAAAATCCAGTACCATTACTGACAATATAATTCACTCCCCAGGTACACCATTCGAGGTTGATATCTTTTAGCGGTAAGTCACATATATTCTGCACATACTTTCCTCGCTTCAAATCCACATAGTCCGCTATCCACTGCTGACCATTGGCATCGGTGTAGTTGCCGTCTGTGTCTACTGGAATAGCTGGAAGACTTGTTGGCGTGCTGATGGAGAGGGATTGTGGCTCATGGTATGGTTCATAGGAAGTGTACCCTCCTTCTTCAATTTGAAAGTTCTTAATTGCAACGCTGCAATTATTACAAGTAATGGTAAAATATATAGAATCCGTTCCGTCTGGAATTAAAAGTGGAATTTCTACATCTACATATTTCCCTATTTCTTGTTTTATTTCTTCATTTAAAATAATGTTTTCACTATCTTTAAAAACCAATATTCTTGCAGGATCTAATTTTTCAATCTCCATCATTTTTTGCACTGCTTTGTATGATAATGACATTGTGTAAAGTATACCTGATATTACTTTGATTTTTTCACTGAAGTTAACCCAACCATTAGAATAGTTTGTTGTTCCAGGAGATTCTGCATTCATATTGGTAGGTCTCGCATAAATCGTATTATTTTCAATTTTTTCAATTTTTAAATATTCGTTGTCACGAATATCGGTTAGCTCAAACAGGTTCTTCCCTCGCACTTCTACGCCAATCTTCCCATCACTGCCAGCGCTTACAATCTGCTGTGGATAGTCTGGCGATGGGCTTGGTTGCCCGCCAGTGTAAGGCTCCCACGGAATAACTTTATCTCCGATAGACGCCATGAGTCCTTTTATGGTCGTTGTATACGTGCCATATCCTATTGTTTTTTCGTTTTCCTCGATAATATGAATACGACACTTTACTAGTTTGGCATCTGCTGGTATTGAAACTGTTATAGGCTTATTCATTCCAAACAAATTCCAAGAAATTGCGCCATCTGGTTTTTTGTAGTTAATATCGCATATCAGCCTCAATGCCTCGCCCGCATCGTTTTCTGCTGACTCAACACTTGCTGTAATTATTTTCCCTGCCACTTTTGCTGTGTCGAGTTCGATACTTACGTTTCTATACGCACTATTGTCTCCCTCTGCATATACCCCTTGCGCAGTTATTACATATCCGTCATGTTGAGTTGAGGCTATTTCTCCTGCACTACTGCCTACATTTTTAATATCTAACAACTGCGCTCCTGTGGTACGCTCCTGCTTGCTCCAGCCAAATACTTTCATCTCATTCATCGGATTATTTTTTAACGTATCCGTCATGATTGCTGGGTTCCCGGAGGCAGATATCTCTGCCCCGGTTCTGTTCTTGAGGATTTTATATAATAATAAGCTATCCATCATAACCACGGTCCCCATGTGCCATCATTGGCCATAATGCATACATCACATGCAGTAGTGTAGCAAATTGACCCTGGTAGAATCTTTCCTTTGAATGTGTCTCCCAAACTTGCTCGTTTCCACTCTACTTCTGTCGGAAGAGTGTCTTCCTTGGAATCCGCAAGAAATTTTCCAAGAATTCCCTCTCCCACTTCTGCCTTTTTTGCTTTGATTAGTGATACCATAGATTGCGCCTCCTAGTCCACGATAACCTCATCGTAACCATCAGTTTTTAATATAGTGTCAACATCGTCTTTCCATCTCTTGTATAATCGCGTCTTCACAAAATATGCGCGGTATTTCTTCTGTCCTGCCTCAACGCTTTTCTCTGCTTCTTCTATAATTCTTCTTGCAATAAATGTAGTCATATCATTCATCCTTTCTTTTCCTTTCCTATTTTGTATCCGTGTTTTCTGTATCAGTTTCTTCTGTGCCATCACCGAGCAGTGCCGGCAGCACGTCTGTGAGGATACTGTCTATGGTGGCGGTAAGCTCTGCATTTTCAGCCTCACGGCTTTTGTCAGCTTCCGTTAGATTGTCCACACGCTCTTCCAGTACACCAATACGATCCATTGGTGATTCTTTTTCCCGGTACATCACTACGCCCAGGATTCCAGCCGTATATTTTACTACGGCATTTAAATCCGTGTAATTCTCGTATTCTGCAATGGTGGACTCCCGCTCTGTCGCGGTCATCTTCTTGGTTTTGAAGGCATCTTGGAACATGGTTCGAAGTTCCTCTTCCGTTGCTGATATTGTCTTAATTAGTAGACTTCCATCTGCACGGATCGATGCGGACTGGATTGTCAGTTCCGTCGCATCGTTAAATGTAATCTTCATTTTTTTACTCCTTTCTGTGCGATGTCGCACAATATAAAAAGAGCCTTTCGGCTCTGGTTGACGGGTTTCTATATAATAAGCGCATGACATATGAGTGTGAATTGTATTTATCGTAAGGAAGGCTCTCCTTTCTTTTTATTATTTTATTGTCATGCGCTTATTTTCCTTAACTAAATAGCAATTCTATTCATGTTCTTCCCCCATCAGAAATTGTACGTCGTAACTACCATATTATCGGACCACAAACTGAATGTCTCATTTTCTCCGTAGGCTTTCACTCTGACCGTCGCATTCTCCAATCCATCTTTAAGGAATTCATCGTAATAATTCGCTCGCACAATCGCATTGTAAGAAGTGGTATATGTCTTTTTCGTTCCATCCGTCTTGGTCACCATTACCTCATAATGTGTTTGTGTTGCATTGTCAACCTTATCCCACTGCACGCTCAGACATCCGTATGTGCCGTATCTGGATGTTCTTTTGATATATGATGCATACTTAACTACCGGCTTTTCCAATACGTTCTTCTCGAGGAACTTCTTCGCTGCTGCGTCCATTGCCTCCTGCAACTTATCGTCAATCTTGACTGTAATCTCTGGGATTTCCACTTTTGGCGGGTTAAGTGGTGGGGTGCATGCCATAGTCGGCACTGCACAGGTGAGTGTTAAGGCTACTAATAATACAGTTGCTAATAATTTTCTCATTTTTCTCATAGTTTTTTCCTCCTATTCTATCGCATACCATGTGTATGCACTATTACTTATTAATCCTTGTGCTTCGTTACTTGGTGTATATGTTACTGTCCCACCATTTACCGTTACTGCTCCAACACTTATGCTTGGACTTTTAACATACGAACCTGCACTGACTCCAAAACCTCTACAAGTACCGTCTATTCCATTCACTACTAATATTTCTATTCCAGTTGTGGCACTAACAAATGAATCTTTAACAACCAATAAGGTTGTAAAACTGTTTAGCCCAGTGTCTATCGTTACAGCATTTGTTCCAGCACCGGTAATCGTGCCCTGTGCAACATTCTTTCCTCCTGAAGAGCCAGAAGATTCATATGTTCCAGTGACTCCAAAAATTGATATATCTTTCTTAATATTCTCCGCTAACAGGTTTGCATCTCCATCAATTAATTGAGCGCCAGCAAGATATTTTCCTTCTGGAATTGTTTGGTTGGAAGTTGATGGAGTAATTTTTTGAGATGCTATACTTTCAATCGTTCCTTCAATCTGTCCGTTTTGTCCACAAGCAATTACTCCCTTGAGCATTTTATTTGCTTGTACGGTTACATCTGGACTGAATATTTTAATGTAATAATATCCATCTACAACACCGCTATCAGGATAAGCGTCAGATATGTCAGCAGATATATATTCAATCAGATTGTCTCCACGTTCATCCAACTCAACTTTCTCATCAGATAAAGTCCAAATTTGGTAGTTACTCATATATGGTTTATATAAAATCTTTTTTGCTTCTCCATTTTTTGTATTGGTTGGCAAATATAACTTATTTAAACTAATTGCAGAACTACTCAAAGAATAATATCCATCATCTGTAATTGTGCGAGAAGTGTATTCTGCTGCTGCAAATCCATTTGGTTTTGTTGTGCTACCAGTATTTTCTTTGGTTTCTTTCCAACCAATTTTACGGTCATACTTTGCCCACACATAAGCGCCGTTCCCGATACCCTTCTCACACTGATGTGTTCCAATAACCTCTTCGCCCGCAGCGTTATACCCTATGATTCCTTCCAACATCTTATCTGGAGCTACCGTAGAGCCCGATAGGTCTATGACCGTCTTTGAGCCATACATTACCTTGTTGATTCCCACTTTTTCACCTCCTATCCGATATTGACGGTTGTGCCACCAGATGAATCATCCTGTTCACTATAAGGAATGCCCTGTACTGTAACTTCCGCAAGGTAATCATATCCAGTGTCCGGTGTCACTACCTGTTCCGATGTTCTTGGTGTGATTGTTTTTGACTGTACTTTTGCGCTTGAAGAACCGTCACTCGAAGAGCTTGTGCTTGTTCCGAAGTATGTAATTATATAATTGATTCTAATAGGACCTGCTTTTGCGCCAGATGCCAATGTTGCGTACCATGTTCCATTTTCATATGTGGCGCCCTGAACATGCACCTTCTGGGCGCCTCCATCCCCGTTTGAAAATGATACGGCTACGTTAGCGTTTGAGGCATCGCTTATACCGAGCACTTTGTTTATATCTGAGTTTGAGATAACCGAAACTGATGTGTTGTCTTTTAGACTTATGTTGCATACTCTGGACCCAGCGAAAAACATCTGTATATTTTTTCTTAATGAATTAAAGTTATTATTTAGTGACTCAAGTTCTTTTTCCAATTCCTCATTGGTTTTTCTCAGCGTAAAGAGCTGTTCTAGCGCCGTGATGCTCAGTCCCTCTATCTTCACCCTGTACAGAGGAAGTTCTCTCACCTTTCCCGCCTTGTATAGGTCTTCTTGTACAATCTCTGGATCCGTTTCTGTGCTTCCTGCCGTGCCCTTCTTGACTTCACATGTGTATGTATCGATACCACCGGTCCCGGTCGTTTCGAATCTTGCTACAATGATGTCGTTTCTGTTCTTGCCGCTCTGTCCATTTTCGATTTCGCAATCAATATAATCCCCGTAAGGGATACGGGCGAAATGTCCTCCTACGCAGATAATTCCATCTGCAATTCTTACCTTGTTATTGGACAGCACTGTGGCTTTACACGACTGTCCGTTGGTAGATACTCCGTCTCCGCCAAAAAGGCTCAGGTAGACAGACGCGTCATCTTCCGCGCGTATGTGCGCTTCTTCTCCCGGTGGTGTGCTTACTGTGATTGGTATTAATCCAGACATTTAATCATCTCCTTTCATTTTATAATCCACTGTCGCCTCTCCTTTTTCTACTTTAAATATCTTTTGGATAATTGGCTTTTTTACTTCTGTATCCGTGATTTCATCGTATCCAGCTACGATATCTCCAAGCTCTAAATCAATGTCTTCTATGTTTATATCGCATTTTTTGTGATTTTGAAGCTCTTGAAGACGCTTTATTCCACCTTCCTCGAGCTTTTCTCTATCCGCCGATGAATAGTCATAGACTGCAGCTATCTCGTTAGCTCCGTAGTAATACTGATTTTTTCCGATGCTGCCATCTTCCTGCACGTACAGGTGGAGTACTATTCTGTCTTGGTTTTCTCCTTCTCCTACACACACTAGATGGTTCACACCCGCTCTGTAGTCTTCTACT